ACCAGCAGCGACTAAAGGTTGATATCCAAAGTTTGTAGTCTCACCAACAGAAACGATAATACCACCTCTAGGAACTGATGATATGTTTACATCATAATTATTTGTAGCTCCAACACCTGTGAAACTTACAGAGGTAATACCAGCAGTTTCAACGATGTTGTAATCATCATTTGGATTTTGGAATATCTCATTCAGTAAAATAACACCAGTATTAGTTGCAAATCCAGTTACGTTTGAACCACTAGATTTCAAAATAAAGTTAGTTGCAATTCCTGTAAACTGTTCCTCTACAGTGTCAAATACATAGTTGTCTGTGTAAGTTTCTTGAGTTCCGCCAGGAATTCCAGTTCGAGTAAAGACTCTACCAGCAAACGTAGATGTAGTTGTTAAACCAGCTGGGCCTTTTTCACCTTTAGGTGGATCTGTAAAGTTAATCGTATCTTCAACAATCTGATAATTACCTAAGAACTTAGTAACAGTGTCACCAGCACTATGATTTGCAATCGCAGAATTAAGTCTTCCTCTTCTTACAAGTATTCTATTTGTAGATCCAATACCAACAGTATCAATCTTCATGAACTCATCATTAACCTTAATTGTATCACCTGAGAAGAATGATGATATACCAGTTATTGTGATGAAGTCTGTCTCTAACGCTGCATCAAATGATAGTTTAACATTTACAGGAGACTGTATAACTGGACTTTGAATATTGTTATCTAAAGTTATTAAAGCCTTAGAATTGAGATTCTTTGAAGTAAATGAATGAGTTGTTCCAACTCCAACAGCTGACACATCAATTACTTTTGGAATAGCTTGAAGTGCCTCAGCTGCTGTTCTTGAAACTTTAAATTTATTTTCTGCAAGTTTAACTGCAAATACTGTAGATGGTAATTTAGTGGTGACACCGATTCCACTAATGGCTGTCGCTGCGATACCAATACTCATTGTTGTACCAGTACCAGTTGGTGTGTAGGTTAACTCTTCGCCAGTCTGGAAGAAGTGATTATTAACAACAAATGTATCATTTGTAACATCAACTACAGCAGCATCTGATGAATTGAATGTTTTATGGAATATTGGATCTCCAGCATGTTTTAAAGGGAATGAGAATTTAATATCATTCTCTGTTCCAGTGTATGAACCCTCAGCAGATTTTAATCTTGAATTTGTAAATGTAACAAAACCTACTCCACCAGTTCCAGTTTCTGTAAAGTTATACTGGAACACTTTGGTTGTAATTGCTGTGCTAGCTGGAGGAGTTAGACGAAGTTCAATATCACCACCAGAAGCTGTTGAATATCCAACACCTATAACTCCAAGTCCAGATGTTGAAGTGTTATTCGTAGAGAAATTATCTATATAACCAAACTCTGTAAAGAAAGGTTCACTACTATCATGAATTGCAGTTACTTGAGTGACGGCATATTTGTCATTTGTTGTATCATGTATTTCAATCAATGCGTCAAAAGCTGTGTATGTATTTGAATTAATACCACTAATTCTTGTTGCTTGTGGAGTTCCTGTCGCTGCAATATTAGTTGTTGTGGATAATACTTCTGTCAGTGATATGGTTGTGCTTCCAATACCTGTTGCAGTTGAACCTATGGATGTTTGATGAACTCTCATCGTTACACCGATTCCACTCTCAGGTGTGAAGTAAACACTCGTGATGCCAGACCTTACATCTGCACCAAATGTTCCAAGTCCGACACTTGGAGCGTTAGTTCCAGATATATTATCATTAATCATCTGAGCATAATCTAATAGATATACCTCCTCACTATCATTTAATACAACTAACTCATTTATTTGAGTTCTTTCCTGACCACCCAACTCCTGTGTTTGAACAAGTAATTTAGATGTTGTAACCGCAGTTGTTCCAAAACCCACAACTTGAACTGGAGATGGATCTGTTGAACCAATGCCAGTTGATGAAGATATGATACTAACACCAACTCCAACGTTTATTTCGGTTCCAATATCTCCCTCAGCCGCAACTGTATTTTTAAATGTTTCTTGTGCAAATATTCTCAATGAGTAATTATTAAACTTAGATTTGGCTGGAACAAATCTTAAATTACCTGTTGTTCCTGTTATTGCAAAATCAAAATCACCAAGATCAATAGATGTCTCTACACGACCAAACTTCATCATGTAACCGATAGATCTATCATGAATTAGATTAACCTGAATTATTTCTTTTTCACCTGAAAATCTGGTATCAAAGAGTAAAACATAAAATTTAACACCATCAACTTCATCAATATCAAAAGCAAACACATCAGAAAACGCAGTCGCACGAGGTAAGTCGTTAAACTGAGAACTCACACTATCAATTGATATTGCTCTGTTTGTTCTGGATTCAATGTAATCTGTTAGAATTTTATTACCAAAATTAATTTCATCAGAGGCAAGTAATCCACCGATGTTTTTAGAATTTTCTGTAACTAAGTCAAAATCATATGAATTATGAAGAGACTCTCCTTCACTTACCAAATCGACAACAACCACAGCAACAGCAGAACTAACACCTACAACTGCATTTCTACGATTTTTATCGTCAGTTGATGCTGTCGATACGACAGTTACATCTGCAAAGTTTCTAAATCCAACAACATGTCCGAGACTGTTAACTGGATCTTTCCATGTATTATATTGAACTGGGCTTTGTAATGAATACGCAAATGTTTGATAGTAATCATTGTCTGCGAGTTTTTGTAATTCTGTGCTTAGTTTTCCAGTTTCTTTACGGAAACCACTTCTAAATTCTGAATTTGAATCAATATTAAAAGCAGAACTAAACTTAGTTGTTTGTTCAATTAATGCGATTGATTTAGATGATTCGCCATTGATTGACTCTCCAATAGTAAAAGTATCGTTTGAAAGAACTTTTAGATACTTATTGTTCTCATTCCATGCAACAACAGTTCCTTCTTTATCACCTGTGCTCACAGTTTCACCAATACTAAATTGATTTGAGTCTACGCTAATGTTAAATGCAGCAAGATCTGCGAATGGTATTGCTCTACCAGAAGATGAAGATCCACTGAAAATACCTGGCTGTGTAACTGACCTATCCAAATTATATGATACAGTTGCATTTCCTCCGCCTGGATTTGTGTTTACACCAGTAATTGTGAATGCTTCATATTTGTAGTCGGAAGAATTAAATCCACTCCCTGTAGATCCTATACCAATATTTTCTACATATACTTTTTCATTAAGAACAAATGGATAGGTTGATGACGTATATGTTCCATCTAAAGTTAAAGTTACTAGATTAGTTCCACTTGTGAATGATAAATCTTTAACTTTGATTCCATTTGAATTGTTTGTAGGTACAATTCTTGGATTAGTGTCATAAAGAGAGTTTGTATTTCTTAAAAGATTAACTTTAGATACTGATGTTCCCTGCAATTCGACAGTTGTTATAACCTCATCTTTAACTAAACCAGTCACACGATCTATGACAACAATATTTGGTGGTTCAAGATAGTTTTTACCACCAGAACTAATGCCAATACTTGATATCTTAGATAATCTATCTAATCTCAAGATTTGTGGTAATTGTACAGATGGTTGAATTGTTTTATCTGCTGAGTAATCAAATCCTAAATTTTTAATTGTGTATCTTCTTAATCTACCAGTTTCATTACTATTCAATCTAACCACACCACCAACTCCAAGAGTTGATCCAATTGAAGTAACAACTGGGATAGTTTGATAATTTTTACCTTTTGATATAATTCTTACCTTATCAATAGCGCCAATAGCAGTTGTGGATGATGTAGCATATTTTAGAGTCGTGGCTTCATTCTTTGTGTAACCATCTTTTTCTGGTTGAGATGTTAACACGAATGAAAATGTAGTGCTTCCAATTCCTGTAATTGTATAATCACCATTGTAAATACTATCTGATATTTTTAAACTAGAATGATTAATAACGTCAGTGTCAACGATTGGACTTCTCTTTGTTGGAGCATTAATGCCCAAGTTAACAGGTGTTAATTTATAAAATAAATCTTCTGGGGTGCTTGATGTAACAGAAAGATCAACTCTCGCAGTTGTTGTTACACCAACTGTTCCTACACCAACGACTTGGAATCCATCATCTTCATTGTTGTTAAAATATGGATTTGTAAAGTTTGTATCTCTGAATAACTCAAAATCAAATACTTGTCTTCTCTTTCCAGATATAACTTGAGTTAAGGATGTATC